GCTGACGCAGGCCGGATAGAGGACAGGTTCCGCAAACTGAAATAAAGGCATAGCGCCGCCCCAATCAACAGCATGATCCCAACGGCAAAAGCGATAGGTTTTAGTTTTGCCATGCGCTCACCTCCGTTTCTTTTTCACTGATAAATGGGAAGCTATTGTTTTTTAATTGTCCAACTATCATCTCGGTTTTTTCTTTGGGCATAGTAGCCGCAAGGCATATCCGCTAAAACGCCGACAGAATGATCAAAATCAAAAACCCATCTCAAAGATACTAATTTTGCTTCATCTGTTGTATGTACTTGTCCACATAGAAACTGCCACATTCCATCGTCTTCATCGTGCGATACATACAAAATAGGGGACTTACTCTCTATTATGTGACAACAAATAATTGCAGCAGTATTCGGTGCGTCATAAAAAGGAAATTCCATATTTATTGCTCCTTCAAATTCCGATTTATCGCTCTATCCCTTGTTCTTTTCTGGCCTCCGGGCCAAGAGCTGGAAGTACGCTGCCACCAATCCTGCCAAATCGCAGATATGGGTTTGCGAGTAGCAATAGGGCGAGTTGGCTCGATGATCTCTCCGATAAAGGCGTATTATTATAGCACTACGGCTTGCCCGTTGGGATAATCTCCAATCCATGCGCAAGGGAAATATCATCTTTATAAATTTCAAGTATGGTATTTATGTCTATAGCCCAAATTTTTCCCAATCTTTAACTGACTCAATAACGGGTATCCAGCTATCAATTTCAAATTTTTCTTTTATAGGTGGTTCCTTATATCCGTCTACTATAAGCGTTCCACTACATTTTATATGAGCTTTATCAGAGTCTATTTCAAGAATTTCTAATTTGTAATCAGCTAAAGGTTCATGTTCATAAATATAAAATGAATCTTCTCTATCATAGCTTTCATCTGTTGTCATTACCGAAAAAGATTCTCCCACCAAATCTGCAATTGATTCTTTTTTAGTGTCTATTGGATTTATGCAAAGAGAAGGTAATATTTCCTCTCCATTATAATCTCCCTTAGCAAATCCTATATCTACAGACCATGACGGCGCTTCATCTTCATTTCTCTTGAAATACATAAGACTACTCCGCCTATGAGTCCAATCATCTTCAAATACAAACTTTCCAATTTTTAACATGGCGCACTCCTATATTTTCCGATTTTCTGATCTTCTTAATCCACAATACATTCCAATTTATTGCTTGCATTATATTTCATTTTAGCACTCTGGAAATAATATTTCTACCAGTCAATTATGAAATATTTTACAGAATAATGGGGTGGCTATCTGCTCTCTTGTTTGTGCTACTTTACGACACATGAGCATTGGAACCGGGGTTGTCGGAGCCGTAGCCCTCCAGCAGGTTGACAACGCCCCAAACGCCGAGGCCCGCGCCCAGCGCGATAACGAGGGTCTGCAAGGTGGTGATAGCGGATGCGAAAAATGCCATATAGTCCTCCATTTCTCCGGGATATTCCCGGCCACAAAAAAAGCCGCCATATTCAGCGGCAGGTGACGCTTTGGGACGTTTTGTCCCAAAGTTTATACAAAAGCGTCCGGGTCGTCCAAATCGTCATAGTTGAGGATGTCCTCGTCCCCGTCTATGGGCGTTTCGTCCGGCACGTCCGCCTCGTACACAGTGTACTGCTCGTTGGGATTGAGCTTTTTTATGCGGCGGCAGATAAGCCGCTCCAGCGAAAAGGCGTTTTTCTTCTTGTCCGCCTCCGCCGTATATCGGTAGTTGGGGTGCTGTTTCAAATCGTATTTTCTGGAATAGAACGGCGGCAGGCCCCGCAGTTGCAGGATGCACCTGTCGCCGGGCATGGTGGCAAGCTCGGCGGGGGTCATAAGCTCCCGGCCCAGCCGCTGGGTGTTCTGGTTGTAGCTTTCGGACTGCCCCCGGGAGCGGCCCTCGGTCTGCATGGAGATGGTGGCCTTGCCCAGCCAGTTCTCGGAAATCTCCTTGATGGTGCTGGCCTCCCGGCCCCCGAGGAATACCACGCTGTCCATGTTGCCGAGTATCGTCTCGGCGTTCTTGTCGTAGATGGCCTTACATTGGGCCAACTGCTGGTAGAACAGCGTCAGGCTCACCTCCCGGGAGCGGATGACCGCCACCAGCTTTTCGAGGTTCGGAACCTGCCCGGTGTTGGCGGCCTCGTCCCACAGCACCCGCACATGATGGGGCAGGCGGCCCCCGTGTACGTTGTCCGCCCGTTCGCAAAGCAGGTTGAACATCTGCGAAAAGGCAAGGGCCACGATGAAGTTATAGGTCGTGTCGGTATCGCTGATGATGAAGAACGCCGCCGTCCGCCTGTCCCCCAGCTTGTCAAGCTCCATCTCGTCATAGGACATAATCTCCCGGAGCTGGGGGATGTCAAAGGGGGCCAGCCTCGCGCCACAGCTAATAAGTATGCTCCGCGCCGTCTTGCCGCTGGCCAGCTTGTACTTTTTGTACTGCTTGACCGCGAAACAGTCCGGCTTGCGCTTTTCCAGCCCGGCGAACATATAGTCCACCGCGTTCATAAAATCGTCATCGTCCTCCTTGACCTCCATGCCGGAAATCATGTCCACCAGCGTGTTCATGTTCTTGTCCTCGTCCGGGCCCTCGAAAATGATATAGGCGATAAGGGCGCAGTATAGGAGCGTTTCTGATTTTGTCCAGAACGGATCTCCCTCCTTGCCCTCGCCTTTGGTGTTTGCTATCAGCGTGTTTACGAATTTCAGAATGTCGGCCTCGTTGCGGATGTATGCCAGCGGGTTATAGTGCATAGAGCGGGAAAAATCAATGCTGTTGAAAACCTTGATTTTATATCCCTTTTTCTTTTGCAGGAAATACCCGGCCTGCTCCAGCACCCCGCCTTTTGGATCTACCACCACATAGGAGGAATGGGCCTGGAGCAGTTGGGGCGTGAGCCAGAACCGGGTCTTGCCGGAGCCGGAGGAACCGACCACACAGCAATTCAAGTTCCGGGCGTTGGCGGGGACGGCGGGCCGGGTGTTGGTGGTGAGAAACTCCGTCCCGGTGAGGATGATGTTGTTTTCAAACTTGGGGTCGGTGAACGGCTTGATGTCTTTTTCCGTCCCCCAGCGGGCCGAACCGTACTCCTCATCCCGGCGGTATTTCTGGGCTTTCTTGCTTTTCTGGTAGATGACCAGCCGGATGGCCGCCGCCCCCACAATGCCAACGAGCCAGTCAAAGGGAGCAAGCCCCGGCGCGAAGTCGGCAAAGGCCGGGCCGAGGGCCGCCACCATCCCCACCAGCTTGTGGGCCAAATCCGCCCCCGCCGCCAGACGGTAGGCCGTCCCCACCTTTAGGCAGGCCCAGCCGATGAACAGATAGGGGAGGTTCGGCAAAAGGTATTTTTTCAGCTTATCTGTCCTCATGGGCGGCCTCCTTTACGCGGTCTTTCTTTTGGGGCGCGGGCTGGCGCAGTATCTCGGCGGCGGCCCGTTTGAGCTGTTCCCGGATGGGTACGCGGTCAGTCTTTGCCTTATCCAGCACCCGGCGGGAATACTCCCCGAAACAGGCGGTAATTGCGTCCGCCTGCCCGGACTTGAAAAACAGCAGGTATTTGTCCGGCCCGGTCTTGTAAAAGGCATAATCCACATTCCACTTCCGGGCCACCCGGTCAAACTCCTTTGGGGCCCCGGTGAGCTCGATGCTGTTGGTCGCCGCGCCGTGGGCCATCAGCTTTTTCACGGACTGCCTGCCGTGGGGCGTCTGGCGGGCCCGGTATTCCTTTTGTATCTTCCGGCCAGCCGCCCGGAGCACATAGGCCAGCCCACGGGCAGTCAGCTTTCCCGTCCGTATGGATAGCGCGATAGTGCGCCGGGAAACATCCTCGTCAATCAATCAGAACCGCCTCCTTTCATGGGGGGATAGGCCCTCCGGCCTTTGGGACAAAATGTCTCGAAGTCACCGCCCCTCCCGGCCCGGCTCCGGGCGGGCCCGGTCAGCCGCAGAGGGAAAGCGGTCAATCACTTCCTTGTAGGCGGCCATCTGCTCCCGGATATTGAGCTGGGGATAGGAAAAAACCTTGTGCTCCCTGGGAATGTCCTCTATCCCGTGGTAAATCTCTTTGAGGGGCCCAGTCTGGACGATATAGCCGCCGTGGGAAAAGTGGCCGCCCTCGTTGATGGATAAATCCCGCCCGTATGCCTCAAAGTCAATGTAGCCTTTCAGCTCGGCAGGTATTGCCAAATCCTCCGTGAAGTAGCGGCCCAAATCTTCCTCGTTTTCAATATCCGGGTAAAATTCAAAGCAGTCCAGATTTTCCGCAAGGTTGATAATGTCCGCCAAGTAGGAGATATTTGTCCCCATGCTGAGGGCCGCCTCAAATTTTGCAAGGTCATCCGAGGGCATTTCCGAGAGCAGGCAGGCCAGATGGTTCAGCTCGTCCAGATTTTCATATCCGCTGAGACAGCCCGAAAGCTCCGGCAGGATGCCGCCGAAGTCATAGCTGGCGATGAAAATTGTTTCGTACCGTATGCCGTCCACGCCGATCTCCTTTAGGAGCGCCTGCACCGCCTGGGGGCTGGCGGGGAACAAAAGCGGCTCCCCGGCCAGCACTCCCTCGTTGTATTTCCCGAGGTTGGCAACGTGCGCCTCGAACAGCCCGGCCACGTCAGCGGCGGCCCTGGCCCTTGACGGTCAGGATGCCCTCAAGGGTGGTGGCGGTGATGCCCAGCCGCTGGGCCACGGCGATGTCATTCTTCATGGACTCGGTGACGGTATGCCCGCACACCACCAGCACCCGGGAGCGCCGGAGCAGGTCGCGTCCAATGTCGATGCTGCTCTTGTGCTCCTCGGGAACCGCGTCATTGAGGAAAAGGGGCAGGAACAGGGCCGGGCAGATGGGCGCAAAGCCCGCATCGTAAACTGCCCGGCAATACTGCGCGGCAAGCTCCGCGTTTTCCGTATCGCCGCCATACCAAGCGGCGGTGATGTAAGCAAGGGGTCGTTTCATAGTCGTTTACCTCCGATATTTTAATAGTTGTCGTTCAGCCCTTTCCCCCCGCCCTTTCCCATTCATGGGAAAGGGGGCGGCTCTGGAGGATATATCCCCCGCCGCGCCGGGAGGGGTGGCACAGCCGGGGCGGGCCGTCAAGGGCAAGCCGCCGCAGGCGGCGGGCGTTCCGCCCCTTGACTGCCTACTCCCGGCTGTGCTCAATAGTAGGCGGCGACGGGGGATATACCACCAGAGCCCCTCTCTAAAAGAACGCCATGCAAGGCGCGGGGGAGGGGCGCGGGAAAAAGAAAGAGCCTCGGGACAAAATGTCTCAAGGCTTACTTTTCCCGGTCGGTCTTTTTCTCCGGCGCGGTGCGCTCCGGGGGCTGTTTCTCTTTCCACGCGGCCAGCAGGGACATGATCTGGTCTTTCATCTCCCGGGGCGTGGCATCCTTGCCGAAATACTTGTTCAGTTCAGCGGCGGAAATAATCACCTTGTCTACCTCCTTTTTCTCGCGGCTCAAAATGCCGTCAATCACATCGCCGTTCAGTTTCCCGTCCTTATCCAGCTTGCGGAGCTCCTGGGCCTGGGAGAGCGAGGGGGACGCCTGCTCGCCCTCAATGGAAACGGCGATAAACCTCTGGTTCTTGGGCTTGATGAACGAAATTTCCACGGCGGGGGTAAAGGACAGCTTTTTCTCGTTCACCATAGACTGGAGCTCCGGCACAAGCTCGGTCAGCCGGATATACCGCTGTACCTGCTTGTAGTTCATGCCGTTGCGTTCCCCCACGATCTCCGTGGAGCGTTTCCCCACGTCCCCGGCGGCCACGCCCTCCAGCTTTGCCCCCTGGTGGCTGATGGCCTCCACCTGCATTTTCAGCGACTGCGCCTTTTCCATCGGCAAAATCTTTTCCCGGTGGCGCAGGTTGTCATCCGTCATAGCGAGGATGGCCTCGTCGTCCGTCATGTTGCGGATGATACAGGGCATATTCCCAAACCCGGCCAGCTCACTGGCCCGCTGGCGGCGGTGGCCCGCGATGATTTCATAGCCGCCGCCCTCGCGGGGACGTACCAGCGCGGGCTGGTGTACGCCGTTGTCCTTGACCGACTCCACAAGCCCTTTCATTTCCGCATCGTCCCGCACCCCAAAGGGATGGTCTTTGAACGGGAACAGCTCCGAAAGATTGAGATATACAATCTCTTCCTTTTCGGCGCGGGTAGCGTCACGGGGCTGGGGCGGCACTTCCGGCGCAGGCTGGGGAGCGGCGGGAGCCTCTTCCTTGCCCTTTACCGTGGCGGCCTTTCCACCCTTGCCTTGGGACATTTTGTCTCGAGGTGGGGACGGGGGCTTGTCCGTGGCCGCCTTGTCAGCCTTGGCCGGGCGGCCACGGCGGGCCCCCGTCCCTCCCGGTTCACCGGGCCCCGCTTTTTCTTCCTTGGGCTTGCGGCCCCGCCTGCCCTTGGGCTTTTCCGGCTCGGGCGCTTTTTCCCCGGTGGTCTTGCCCTCTTTGGCGGGCCCCTTTTTCTCGGCGGCCTTTTCCTCCGGGGCCGGGGTAGGCGGCTGTTCCGGTTCGGGCGGCTCGTTCTTTTCCACCTCCGCACGTTCCGCCGCCCGGCGCTCCGCCATCAGCTTTTCAATCTGGTCAGCGGAGACATTCACCTCGCCGGGAGCACCAGCGGGGGCATCCTGGGCGGGCGCATCCCCAGCGGCCTGCTCGGGGACGTTCTCCGGGGTCGGGGGCTCCGGCGTGGGAGCGTCCTGGGCAGGAGCACCCTCCGGGCCGTTATCGAACAAGCTGGGCTGGGGATTTTCTTCCTGGCCTGTGTTCAGTTTTTCGTCTGCCATTCGTTACCTCCTTTTTTAATTTCGTGAATGTTGCACAAATCTTGCGCTAAAAGTTTGTTACTATTTTTTCGCCTCCCTCCCGGCTATCCACGCAAAAAAGCCGCCCGTTTTTTCATGCCGGACGGCTTTTTGCGTAATGTGATAGCTCTGATTAAATTTTTTTGTGGGTGTAGGCTCCGAAAAGCCTTGATATTACAGCGTTCCTAATAGGAGACATTCATATGAAGATGGTTGTCTATCCCTTTTTCATACCCAAAGACTCTTTTTATCAGAACTTCCCCATTCTCATATTTTCGCTTTAGCCCCCACTTTACATTTTCACTGATGTTCCGGCTTTCTTCCTGTGCCTGGCTGCTAAGTATCGTAATTAGAAGTTCTCCTGTTGCTTCCAATGTGTTGATATGTTCTTTCTCAAAATAGATCGCAATGTTTCTTTCCTTCAATTTTCGGATACAGGATAGGCAATCAACCGTGTTTCTGGCAAACCTGCTGATGGATTTTGTCAGTATCAAATCAATATCTTTTTCTTTCCACAGACACCTCTCCATCATTAAGTTGAAATTATCTCTTTTTTTCATATCTGTTCCAGAAATACCATCATCCGCATAGATTGCAACCAGATTCCATTCTGGAGTATCTGTAATCAGCTTTGTATAATAAGCAACCTGTGCCTCGTAGCTGTTTTCTTGTTCCTCCTGTGAAGTACTGACCCTGCAGTACGCTGCCACATTAAGAATTTCCTTTTTCTCTCTTTTCTTTCCCCTTCTGTTGATTGTTGAGGGAAACATTGTCACTTTTCTTTCACACACAATCTTCACCTATTTCATCTTCTTGGTGCAAAGATGCCTCGACTGTAATTCCTGACTTGAATACCACTTCTATCTTCCTTGCACTCACCACGTTGATATTCTGAATCAGCTGACGCACCAGCTTATCGTCATAGTCTGTCAGCACACATTTTGTCTTTCCCAAGAAACCCTCAATTTCTTCCATCCTCTTGTTATTCTCGCCTCTGACAGCTGCTTTGATCTGCTTCATTTCCAACGCTTCTATCTGTGCCGTGATCTCCTGACAGCGTTCCTCAAAGGCGGTTTCATCGCCGTTCTGCTGGGCTTGCTGCTGTATCAGCTCTGCCATTGTTTTCTGCAGTTTTTTCTTTTCTTCAGCGTATTCCGAATCCTCTGTGCCATGTATCAGGGCTGTGACTACATTTTTTCTAAATGTCTGGACAAAGTCACCCTTGTTTTCCAGCACTTGATTGATGGTGTGTAGTACTGCTCTATGTAATACGCTTTCCTCTATGGTCGGGGAGTCCTTACAGTATCTTGTCCCATTTCTCAGCCTGTTTTCGCATCTCCATACTGCTTTCTTTTCCCCATACTTAGACCAGATTTGTCTGCGGTACTCACTGCCGCACTCTTTGCAGACCATGATTTTGGACAAGGCATATTTTCCACTATGCTTACCCTTTGATTCTGTTTCCTGTTTGCTGGATTTCTTATATAGATTGGCTCGCTGGTGCAGTTCTTCCTGCACTTTATAGAACACTTCTCTTGGAATAATTGCCTCATGGGCATTTTCCACATAATACTTTTGAAGTTCCCCTTGATTCTCTTTTCGTGCTTTGGTCAGATAATCTGTTGTGAATGTCTTTTGTGCCATGGCATCACCGATGTACTTCTCGTTAATCAGGATAGTACGGACTGAATTCACATTCCACTCTGTATTTCCCCTGATGGTTTTGATTCCCTTTTCTTTCAGTAAACGGGCAATACCATTAAGGCTTTCCCCTTCCAGATATTTTCCATAAATCAATCGTACCACTTCTGCTTCTTCTGGGATGATATGCAGCTGTCCGTCTGTACCTTTTTGATATCCAAACATTCTTCTGACCAGCGCCTCTCCCTTTTCATACTTTCGTTTTAAGCCCCATTTCACGTTTTCGCTGATATTTCGGCTTTCTTCCTGGGCTTGGCTGCTGAGTATGGTGATCAGCAATTCTCCTGTGGATTCCAAAGTGTTTATATTCTCTTTCTCGAAGTAGATAGCGATGTTTCGTTCTTTCAGTTTCCGAATACAGGATAGGCAGTCTACGGTATTTCTGGCAAATCGGCTGATGGATTTTGTCAGAATCAGGTCGATATCTCCGTCCTTTTGCAGGCATCTTTCCATCATGGCATTGAAGTTATCTCTTTTTTTCATATCTGTTCCAGAGATACCATCATCCGCATAAATCCCTGCTAACTGCCAACTGGGGTTTTCTGTAATCAGCTTGGTGAAGTATGCCACTTGTGCTTCATAGCTGGTTTCCTGGTCTTCTTGTGCAGTACTGACTCTGCAGTATGCGGCAACATGGATTCGTTTTACTTCCTGTTTTTTCGCTGTATGAATATTGATCTTCGGCGGAATAACCTGGACTTTTCGTTCATATGTAATACTCATAATACGCACCCTTTCTTTATCATAGTGTTTCTGTAATCGTTGCTCCGTTTTTCAGTGTGAATACCACTCTGCCGTCTTTGTATATGGTAATGGCTTCCATGATGGCATCGAATAAATCTTTATCGAATGTTTTTTCTTCAGGCTGCTCTTTGTGCTGCTGAATCAAGTCTTCTATTTTCTGTGTGTAGTATACTGCTCTACCATCATCTGCATCTTCGTACTGCAATGATGCTCTTTTGTATATCAGCTTCAGCAATTCATCTATGTTATGGTCACTGTCATTTTTCAGAAGCTCTATTTCATGCTCTGCTGCCTGTAAACGGATATTTCTTTTGGTTTTATGTATCGTAATTTTTCTAATCTTTTCCGGATCGTTTTTCATTTTGGTTACTGCCTGCATAAATAATTCTTTGATTTGGTCTTCCTGTATACGCTGATTTCTGCAGTGTACTCTGCCTTTTACAATTCGTTTACTGCAATCCCATATCTGTTTATCTCCATGCTTGTAGCAGTGATATTCACTGCCGCATTCTCCGCATTTCATTTTATTTCCCAGCAGAAACTGCTCTTTATGATAAACATAGGGCTGTTCCTTACCAATTGCTTTTAGTCGTTCTTTTTTCCTTAGCTGTACAGCTTCAAACAATTCCTGATCAATGATCTGCGGGAAGGTTTCATTTCCCAGATATCTTCTATCACTGAGCATATCATTGAGCTTTACTCGATTGATTTCCAGTCCCTCAATATGGTATTTTAGCCTTGATACTGGAACGCCGCTGTTGTATACCTCGAAAATTTCCTGCACAAATTTGCTTTGTTCCTTATCTGCCTGCAATATACCATCTTTAAATTGATAACCATAAACCGTTACTTTTCTGTTCATGCTTTTTCCCTTCTTTCTGTCAGCTGTAACCCATTTTTTAGCTGTAAGACCAGCTCGTTTGGATTTACAATAATCTGCTTTACGATTGCTTGGAATAATGTCTTGTCACATGCTTCCAAATACTGCGGTCCTTTTTTGAGTTGCTTGATCAGTTCTTTGGTTTGTGTCAGTTCTTTTCTCTGTCTGGATTTGTGAAGGCATTGTTCCTTTGCTTTCTGGTACTCTTTCAGGTTTTTACTGATGATATTTTGCTGTTCCATATAAAAAGCAGAGTCGATCATCTCTCCACTTGCCAAGTGGTTGAGAATCTCCCTCTGCTTTTTTTGTTCTTGTATTTGTTTTTCCAATTGTTCCAGCTGCTCCTGGATCATAGGTGTTGCCTTTAACTGTTCCAGCTCATTCATCAATGGTACCAGTATCTCATCGCAGTGGTTTGACAGCTTATTCCACATAGTTATGAATGATTGCTCCAACTGGCTTTCCTTGATGATATCATTTTCACACAAGTCTTTTGTTTGTATGCGTCTGGCACAACTCCAAGTGACATTGCGTTTTCCTGTTCTGTCTTTTTTCGCCTGACGATTGTATGAAGAACCACAGATGCCGCAGATGACTTTCCCCTTAAACTCCGATATTTCTTCTGGCTGTTCCTCTTGATTTTCTTTTGTTCTGTTGGATTTTTGTTTCAGCATGCTCTGAACGGCTTCATATTCTTCATGGGTTACGATGGGTTCATGGTCATTTTCAATCAACACCTGACGATATTCCCCATAGTTTTTTCTTCTAACGAATGGTACGATGTCCTCACTGTATGTTTTCTGAAGAAGTAAATCTCCGGTATAGATACTGTTTTTCAGAATGGTATAAACTGTAATCGGTATCCAATTTTTCTTGCCTGTTCTGGTAGGGATTTTCTGGGTATTCAGGCTTTTCGCAATTCGCCATACCCCTTTTCCATCCAAATATTCATCGAATATATATCTCACAACAACTGCTCGTTTTTGATCCAGCTCCAGCAATCCATTTTCATTGGTATAGTAGCCATATGCTGGATTTGGCAGTATATAGGTACCATTCAGAAACCTCTTTTGTATGCTCCATTTCTGGTTTGAAGAAATGCTTTCTGATTCCGCTTGTGCCACAGACGAATAGATGGAAAGCAGCAATTCGCTTTTTTCTGAAAGTGTATGGATTCGTTCTTTCTCAAAGTACACATCGATTTGTTTTTTCTTAAGTTCCCTGACAACCTTGATACATTCTACTGTATTTCTGGCAAATCTGGATATGGATTTCGTACAGATGATGTCAATTTCTCCTGCTTCGCAATCTTCCAGCATACGCATAAAATCCGTTCTGCCTTTTTCCTTGGTTCCGCTTTTACCGTAGTCCGCATAGATGCCTGCGAAATTCCAGCCAGCTTTGCTGCGAATCATATTTTCATAATACTCCAGCTGAGATTCATAAGAGCCTTTCTGGTGTGGAATATTGGTACTGACTCTGCAATAAGCGCAGACGTTTTTCATTTTTTGTTGTTTCATTTCCACATCTGCAATATCTATTCGTTTTACTTTTTCTTCCATGGTATTCCCCCCTTCTTCAAGCAAAGGATACCTGTTTTTCAGTGACACATCTACTATTTTTTTCATAAAGTTTGGCTTCTGCTGGCTGGAATGTTTGCAGATTCAAACTGTTCATCTGATTGTATTCTTCTTCGGAAATCAGATTTCGAAACAACATTCTCGTTAATAACTCCTTAGAAAGTTGGTATCTGATTTCATTTTGCATCTGATCTTTTGACATATAATTTCCCCCTTAATGACTATTTTCCTATTTATGACCTTTCATCAAAGAGCCACTCTTTCTCTGATGAAAAGTCGCAAATGTGTGCCGCTTAAAAGCGGCACACTATTCTGACTTAAATTTGCCGTATTTGACACTACTTCCCCGACATTAGGCAGCAATATAAACTGTGCTTGGCTGCACACATAGGCTTTTCACCTCCCCCGTCATGCGGGCTGCCGTCCTTGCGATGTCTGGGACTCGGCAGAAGTATCATTGTGGCTCTGTTCCGGTCATGGCATTTGATCCTGCCAAAAGATCATACCCATACAGCAAAATCGCTCGGATTATGTATTACAGACCAACGAACCTCTCTCAAGAATATGTTTATTTCACGTTCTGTTGTAACGAATCGTTGTGGCGCACTGCATGGTACTGCTTGTCCCTTTCAGGCGAAACAGAGTAATGTATTTATATTGCTGGATATTTGGTTTTCAAAGAACAAAGAAAGGTGAAAATAAAAAACCCTTCATATATCAGGTCACTACGAAGGGTTTTTATAACCAAAATCGCAAAACTTTTTTCTTTTTGTTGTACTGCACAATTTTGCGTTTTGGATTTATTTATTTTTTATGTATTATTTAAACAAAATTTATCTTCCTATTTTCAAAATCACTTGCATGGTCTTATAATACGAAAGACCTGAGAATCTCCATTACTTTCTGCATCTTTTTGCTTACTGCTGCTTGGGAAATACCTAATACAGCCGCTATTTCACTTTCTGAATATTCGTGGAGATATTTCAGTAATATAATATTGTCTTTATCTATCTCTTTCAGAATCTCTTTTATCTTGTGTATTGTAACTTCATGAATCGCTTCTTCTTCGGTATTAGAACGCAGATCAGGAACAAAATCATAAACATTATTATTCTCTTCATTCATTGCATCAAGACTCAAAACATTGTACCTTCTTCTTTTCCTTTCCTGATTTTTTTCATATAAGTAATCTTTATATATCTCCAGATATACCTCATGGTTTACTTCCACCTGCCTGTTTCCAACTTGAACAAAGTATTGCTTTTCAGATTTTTTACACACAGTCATTCCTCCGATTCAAATTTGTTTTTTGGCGGCAAATTTAAATCAGAGGCTGGTGGTGATCTGCACCTGTTTATGCAACAAAAAAAGCAAACCTCAAACTGAGATTTGCTTTTGGGCATAGCTGTTTTATTAAAAATGTTATATATTTTGATGCCGCATGGATTTTTCCACGCAAAAATCACTATTTTTTTTATTTTCACAAAATAGATAGTGTCTGATACTATTCTTTATAGTTTCACAATATTCTCCTGCATTTTTGTATGTTCTTCCATAATTTATCGCATCTTTATAGCTACTGCGACCTTTTTCCACTTATTTATAAATAGAGCATACAAAACTTTATCGAAAAAAATATAAAAATAGCTCGAATATATTGATATTTTATTCTACAAAAAATACCATTATATGAATTGCAGATAAAATACACATTTTGATGTGGTCACAAATCAATTTTTATTATCTATTTCACACAGGCAAACGCCATATTTCTCTACTTCATTTTCATCCATGACAATCAAAATATTTTTATATACACCTATTCCTGTTGCATATTTTCAAAAATCCTTTTGATTATCTGTATATAAAAACGACATTACTCCCTTATCATATTTTTTAATAAATAAATTAATTTCTCTCGTGCGGATTCAGCTATTTTTTCTGGTACATTTTGATGCACTAAGTAACATAGCGCGTCATTCCATTCCCAAAGAGAGTATGCGCCTACAGGAATTTCTTCAATTTCTTTGATTAATCGTCTAAGTTCAAGTTTATTTAGAAAACGTAGATTGGAAATATACGTACAATCCATGCGATGTGCCAAATAATCTAATAAAGGCAAATGCAATGACGTTTGACATGTCTCAGATGATATGCGGTTTTCCATCTAAAGCTCTCCTTTCATAAACATTTTCAAAGAGTTATGCGTACATATTTTTTAAGCAAAAAGGGAGAAAAATCTCCCTTTTTGTTATAATTGTTATTTCATTAGGCTTGTCCAAATTTCTGTGTCATCCGTTTCATAATAATGTCCGTTGCAGGCCTCTATAATGTCGTAATATGCCCAGTTGCCTGCGTCTACATCTGTAAAATTCTTGATATCATTTTTATTAAGGTCGATATAAGATATATCTGCTTCTCTTTCAAGCATGCGGTTCACTACGCTGACAACTTCCGCACGTGTGATATATCTGTCGGGTTTAATCGTGCCATCCGGATAACCGCTGATCCAGCCGCGGTTATACGCCATTTCTACAAAATTCTTTGCCCAATGGCTGTCAGGAAGGTCACTGAAATAAGCGTCTCCTGTTTCTTTCAGATTATCAAAATTTGCTGCGATTGTCGCAAATTCCGCTCTTGTAATAGGAGCGTTAGGACGGAAAGTGGAATCAGGATAGCCGTTTATGATACCAAGACTTTCAATATAACCAATGCGGTCGGAATACCATTCATCTTCAGCTACATCAAGGAAAGAAGTTGTTTCATAATTGTCGCTGTCAAAATCTTCATCAATCAGTCTTGAGAACATTACGGCTACTTCCGCTCTTGTAATGTTTTGGTTAGGCTTGAATGTACCGTCTAAATAGCCGGACATATATGCGAAATGATTTTCTTTGTTCAGCGTAGGAACATCTTTCTGTATAGTTTGATCAGAAGAAGTATGCTCTTTTGCATCTTCCTTATCCGTATCATCTGCGTTGGAAGAAGAACTGCTGCCTCCGCCACCGCTGCTGCGTTTTGTTACAGTCAATTTATAAGATGCCTCCGCTTCTGTGAAATTGTCCGAACCTTCCGCTGTAGCGGTAATTACAGCAGTGCCCCTGCCTACAATAGTGACTTCTCCGGTAACAACGTTTACCTTCGCTACATTTTCATTATCGCTTTCGTATGTGATTTGACCAAACACTTTTGTTTTTGTCAGAGGATTTGTGAAGTCATCGGAGTTTGTCTTTTTGGATATGCTTGTATCCTCGTATGAGATTTCCTGATTTGCTTTCAGAATATTTACCGTAACTCCGTCCATATCGGCAAATGTGTAATACGCGCTGTCATCGCCGATCAAAGCGTTGTCCGCGATGCGGACAGGTCTGTTGTTTCCGGCGTCCGGTGTGGATAAAACGCCTTTTGTAATTTCGCCGAGACTTACATCATCTCCGCTGATTACGCCTGTAAAAGTTCCCGTTCCTTCCAGCGCGACAATGTTTGTTCCGTCATATTCACGATCCTTTGCCGTAACATCGCCTGTAAATGTCAAAGGTTTTTTGTTTATTGTCACTTTCAAAGTGCTGTATTCACTGCCGTTTAAGTGAAGGTCGTCACTGCCTCCGTAAACCACTTTAATTTCGCTGGTGCCGGCAGGAAGTATTTTTTCGGTAGTGTCATAATTTATTACTGCCGTGCCGCGGCTGCGGTATGCCGAATGTTCCGGCATAACTTCTTCATAGCTTACAGGGCTTGTACCAAGAAGAGTATCTCCGTAATAAAATGCCGCTGTATTGGGCTGAACGCTGGTTCTGCTGAGCGTGGATGTTTCCGCAAGCTCGACATTTGCTGTAATTGCGATTGTATCGCCGTAGGTGCCTGTAATATCTTCGGCGGTAGTCTGAGTATCCGCTTTTGTGATAGTTACTTTAACCTCCGAAAATTCAAGCTTATATTTATTACTGTCGGTTCCGCTTAAGTCTATCATCGGATACACAGGAAGATCATCGCCGAAAGGATAATCAACCATACCCCAGTATCCCTCGCCTAAGTAGGCTTCTATGCCTTCTGCGGCAATAATGCTTACGTCATCGCCGGGCAAAACGCCGGTTAACTGCAAATTGGAGATAGGCACTGTCATGGATTTATAGGATGCTTTATAGGATTCTGTTCCATAATCAGGATCGGTTGGTTCTGCCGTTATCAGGTCATATATATTAATATACTCTCTGTCCTCGGCGGTAAAGCTTACGATTACATCTCTTCGCGCAACACGGAAATATTTGCCGCTGGAATATCTGCTCGCATTAAATATGTCGTTTTCCTGATATTTCGCAAAGAAATAGAGTGAGCCGATTTCCGATGTGTCCACCGTGTATTCAAATACGGCGGTTACCGTGCCGTCATCGTTAAATACTGTTTCAGCCGTGCCAAGATATTTGTAATCATGGGAGGAAGGATAGGAAGTTTCGGCATAATAGAAATCTACTTTGCCTTTTGAGTTTTCCTCCGTCATGGTAAGTCCGCTGCCGGATACAGCGGCAGTAACGTAAACGGTGTTCTCCGTGTCGCCGTACTGCAATTTGTCTTTAGAAAGAGAAAGGGTTACGGTAGGAGATATTTTCTTTATTGTTACTGTCAATGTTCCTAACTCAGGCAGTTTATACCAGTCTTTATCCTCGCCTGTCAGCGTGCAGGAAAGGGTTACCTCTATGTCTTCTCCCGGAAGAGCTGTTGCAGCTGTTCCCTTATCTGCGTTGAGCAATCTTACATCATCTTTGCCGCTGTCGTCTTCCTCTATGCCGTCTGTGATGCGAAGACTTCTGATGGTTACGTCTGTTGTGCCGTTATAGTTTCTGTCTACAGCGTCAGCGTTTGTAGAAAGTGTAAGCTGTTTTTGGGACAGGGTTACAGGAATTTCAACCTCAGATCCATTCAGAGAGGAGCTGCCGCCAAATACAGCCGTTACGGTGCTTTCGCCGACAGGGATTCCTTTGGATACGGTTGGATATTTCAGCGTCGCCGTGCCTCTGCCCGTTGTGCTGACGCCGTATTTAACATCGGCTGTTCCCAAAAGCTCATCTTTTTCGTTATAAAAACTTACGGTATCTTCTTCGACTGAAAATGTGCTTATTTCAGGTGAGGATTTCTGAATGCTTACACTCAGCGTAAGCGTATCGCCGTAGGTGCCCTGCACTTCTTTTGCAGTAACGTCTGAATCACTCGTGCTTATGGTAAAAGTTATTTTTGCCGTTGCTCCGCCGATGGTAATTTCAGCCGTGTATGTGCCGCCTTCCACAGGCGTTACGATTTGGTTATCTTCATTGCGGTGGATAACACGGACATCTCCGCCCTGCCAGCCTTTGGATTTTTCTGTTGTGGCTGTTTTCTCGGTTCCGTCGTATGCGGCGGAAACGGGAGGGATCAGCGTTATGGTTTCATAATGCGTTTCATCAGCGGAGTCTTTTTCTATAATAACAGTAGGATGATCGGCGTCAACTTCGTAATATAATGTAGATTCTACACCGTTTATCCATTTTGCGTAATAGGTATTTCCTTCGCTGAAAGAGGAAGCGGGTGTACTCAAATCAGCGTCTTCATACCAGCCGTCAAAATCCCAGCCTGCTTTTGAAGGTGTGATCGGCTTGGAGCTTAACGTGTCAGGTTTTTCGATTACGCCTCCATTGGTTACAAGAATAGCCGTATTATTTTTATTACCGTCACTCAGCGCGTCCGCGAATGACTGGTCTTTTACGTAGATGAAATCATTCAAAGAATCATTAACACTTATATACTCAGAATAATTTTCAGGTATTATGTTCAGCTTTGTCAAATTAAGATGAATTGAGTTGCCGCCTCGCAAAGAAACAGCGTAAATACCTAATTTTTCCAAAGTACTCGGCAATTCAACATATTTGTCCATGTCGTCTATTTCATAATTAGAAAAGCTCAAAGAGGATTGATCCATATAAGTGATAGAGCTTGGTTCATCGAATGTTACCTCATAGACTTCGCCCACCAAAAAAGCCATAAGAGGGAGTTCTTTTAAACCTTTGCCGATACGTACTTTGAGTGGATTGCGTGCACTAGAAAAACTGTGTTCTTCTATTTTTGTGACAGTGTCCGATATATATACTTCTTCTAAGCGGGAATAAAGAAACGCATATTGTCCGATTTCTTTTAGATTATTATTATCTAAGTCGATTTTTTTCAAGGAAGCATTAGCAAAAGCGCAAGTTCCAATTCTTTCTACCGTTTCAGGGAGCGTATATTCCGTGATTCCTGTTTTGAACTCTACCGGAGCTTTTACAAGAACGGAGCCGTCTTTTGTAAATAAAATTTCGTCCTCTATTTTATAATATTGGTTTTCTTCAGGAATCGTAATTGACTCAAGGCAATTATAAACCTGGGCATGAGAGTAGAAAGCCAGGTCGCTGATTTCCTCAACCGTAGAAGGAAGAACCAGTTCCGTAGCGGCTGTTTCGCTTAGCGCGTAATCTCCGATATATGTAATGCCTTCTTCCACAACAATCTTTGTAATTTTATGGCTGCTTGAATACCATCCTTTGGAGTTTTGATGATCAGGATAATCCCGTATTTCTCCCTCTCCGGAGAAAGTAAGAATATATCCGCCGTTTCCGTCATCGTCCAGAGAGTATTTCACACCGGAAGCCTTTGCGCTGTTTGCCTGTGTCTGTGGAATGATGTTTTCCAGATCCTGTTTTGTAACATTTGCTGAATTATCATCTTCAAATGTATCCTCATTTTCAAGAACACAATCGCCGGCATGGCCATCCTCTAAGATACAGCCTTCCGTAACGGCGCAAGGAATTGTAAGCTCCGTTTCATTCGGTTCCTCGCCATTATCATCATCCGTTGGCAATCCGCCGCATGTTTCGTCATGCACATGACCGCACGGATGCGCTTCTACAGCGGGGGTGTAAGAGCATTGGGCGGTATGATCCGCAATGTTATCACCGTCTGTATCTGCGCAGTTTTGATCACATGGGATTTCAGCCTGTTCTTCTTGATATCCGCAGTTTTCATCGTGTATATGGCTGCATTTTGATTCTTGCGCTTCTTCTGCGAATGCCATTGCCGGCATTGTGCCAAGTGTCAGAGCAAAGGTTAAAAGCAGGCATAGAATACGCTTTTTCTTTTTCAAGACATATCACTCCTTATATTATTTATTGTAAAAAGAAATTATATTGTTTTATGCCTTTGTGCTGATAAATGCTTTGCCGTGTATACACGCAAGGGGTAATCTTTAATTTGCTAACTTTATAATATATGAAGCGGTTTAAATGTTTTTCAGCTCCTTTCTAAAGCGAACTAAACAGAATTCTGATTCTGTTGTAATGATAGAAAGGTAAATGTGTTTTAAGGGAGAGTATTTCTTTTGATTACTGAAAATAAGCCTCACTTTTAACAGGAATTGTTTAAATATCTTAGTGTTTCAGGGGCAGTGTGAAACTTTTTCTGTAAATATGTAATTGAAGAGGTTCTTCTATGGTAAAATTTAAATCATAGGAGGACCTTTTATTATGGCAAAACAGAAGAAACCCATACATCGGGTACAAATGACAGAGGGAAAACGAAACATTATTCATCAG